ATATGCGACTATGACGCGACCAAGAACATTGATTAGAAGTTTGGATGTTGCTGTTGAATTTTTTGTAAAAGCTACTGCTAATGTGGACGATGCTATTGACCAGATTGCATTAGAGATTGAAGAAGCACTTTACACAGACCAGACCCGTGGCGGATATGCAAAAGATACACAGATCACAGATTTTGAAGCTGACTATAATTCTGACGGTGAGCAGTCTGTCGGCGTTGGCAGATTTACCATCAATGTCGATTATGCTACACTTGAAAACGATATAGAAAGTGCGGTATAAATGAAACGTGTAAAACTTTATAAAAACGGTGACATGATTATCTGCTGGGCTGATACAGCCGCAAGGTTAATCAAGAACGGTTGGACGGTTGACGAACCGACAAAAGGTCAAGCAAAGACTGAAAAATCAGCAAAAGAAGTTGCAACTTTAATTGATGATAAGGAAATTTAATTATGGCTACACATACAGGTTCTGAAGGAACAGTCAAAGTCGGCGCAAATGCCGTCGCTGAAATCAGATCGTTTTCACTTGAGGAAAGTGGTGAAGTAATTGAGACAACAACAATGGGTGATGCAAGCAGAACCTACGTTGCTGGTCTTAACACGTTCTCTGCTTCAATCGAAGTTTATTGGGATGAGACAGATACGGACGGTCAGGTTGCTCTTGCAGTCGGTTCGACAGTAACACTTGCGCTTTATCCTGAAGGTGACACGGCTGGTGACACATACTATAGCGGTTCGGCTATTGTTACGGGCGTGAGCCTTGCAAGTTCTTTTGACGGCATGGTTGAGCGTTCAATCACCGTTCAAGGTTCTGGCGCATTAACAACGACAACCGTTTAACATAAACAGACAGGGGTGGCACTATGTCTAAATTTGGTGAACAAATACGCGCAAAAGCATCATCGCAACGCTCAAGGACTGAAGTTCCAGAGTGGGGCGATGATGATGCGCCATTGGTTTTGTACGCAACTGAGTTGCTTTGCGGTGAGTTTAATCGTCTGCAAAAGAAGCATCCAGACTTCTTAAACAAACAAACTGTTGAAGGTTTGGTTGATTTAATCTTAATGAAAGCTCAAGACGCTGATGGTGAAAAGGTCTTTGACCTTGAAGATAAGGCCATCTTAATGCGTCAACCAGTTAGCGTTGTCAGTCAGGTTGCCAGTGCTTTAATGGGTGCTGTTGATGATGTTGAGGAACTGGAAAAAAACTAAAACGCGACCAGACAAGATTTGTAATCTTTGGGCTTGCTGATCGCTTAAACAAAACCATCGCAGAGATTGAAGAAATGCCCTATAATGAACTTCTTGAATGGGTTGCATACTTAGGAATAGTGAACGATGGCGCAAGAAAACCTTAATATTAACATACGGGCGTTTAATAAGACCAAAGGTGCATTTAGCAGTGTTACCCGTGCTTTGGGCGGTATTAGCAAATCTGTCTTAAATGTCAAGGTTGGTATTGCTGGTCTTGTCGGTGCGGCTGGTTTTGGTGCTTTGGTTAAGTCCACTGTTCAAACAAACGCAAAATTTCAGGCTCTTGAAGCAACACTCAAAACATTTTTAGGCACAACAGAGAAGGCTTCTGGTGCTTTTGCTATACTGCAAGAATTTGCGGCATCCACACCATTTAGTGTCCAAGAGATTGTTGGCAGTTTTAATAAAATGATTGCCTTGGGGTTAAAGCCGTCGATTTCGGCACTTAGCGACTTTGGAGACATAGCAAGTGGTACAGGCAAAAGCCTCTCTGATTTTACTGAAGCGGCGGCTGATGCTGTTCAAGGAGAATTTGAAAGGCTAAAAGCGTTCGGCATAAAGGCTAGCAAGGAAGGTGAGACGATTACATTTACCTTTAAGGGTATGCAAACATCAGTTAAAAATGATGCCGATTTAATACAGGGCTACCTACAAAATCTTGCTAAAACTGAGTTTGCGGGCGCAACCGTAGAACAAGCAAAAACATTAAATGGAGCGTTTTCAAATCTTGGCGACGCGGTTGACTTTTTTCAAGTAAAAATAGGTGAGGGTGGGTTAAATAAAGCTGTCAGTGATTTAGCCAAAGGCTTCAGTGATTTGCTAAGAACATCTCCAGAACTTGCCACCAATATTGGTGAAGTATTGGGTAACGCAATATCAACCTTGACCTCAAAAATGAAAATAGGCGAAGGTGGCATAAAGCAATTTGCTTTTCAATTATCTGGTAAGATAGCCGAAAGCATTCTGTCTGTTTTAATGTCGTTGCAAAAGGCAAGCGTTGGAGTTGTAAATTTTCTAAACCAATTTGGCGCAGGTTTGCAGTCTGTTGATTTAAGTGATTTAATTTTTGATATGGCTGATATGGCTGAGGCTTCTAAAAGAATGGCTATTGCGGCTGGTAAAGAAGAGGGCGGCGCGGCTAGAAGTATAGAAAAATTAAATGATCAACTTAAAGAATTCGTTCCTAATATAGATAATGTAACGCCTAAACTTTCAGAAGGTCAAGAAGCTCTAAAGGCTTACGCGGAAGCATCTAAAGATGTTCAGGCTAATCTAGAAAGTGCGGCACTGAACGGTGTGCAGTCTCTTGAGAGCAGTTTGGTTGATGTTGTGATGGGTGCGAAATCGGCTAAAGAGGCTTTCAAGTCTATGGCCAGATCAATAGTTCAAGATTTGATTAAGATTGCCATCCAAAAGCAGATAACTGGTCAAATTGCAACATTTGTTGGCGGTCTGTTTAAAGACGCACCAATAACCGCATCAAGCGGCAACGCCATCGGTGGTTCAGTCCAGCGCGGTGTTCCGACTATGGTTGGTGAGCGCGGCGCAGAGATATTTGTACCAAACCAGTCAGGCAGTATCATTCCGAACAAGGACATAGCTGGCGGCGGTGGTATAACTATCAATCAAACTATTCAAGTTTCAACAGGCGTACAGCAAACGGTTAGAAATGAAATCCAATCGTTGATGCCGCAAATTGCAAACGCATCGAAACAGGCGGTGCTGGATGCTAAACGGCGCGGCGGATCATTCGCGGCGGCGTTCTAGGAGTAACCAATGGCTATAACATATCCATTATCGACACCAAGTGTCACAGGTATCAGGCAAGTCACATTTAGGGCTGTCAATGCTGTTGGTGTTTCACGATCACCATTTACGTTTAAGGAGCAGGTTTTTGCTCATTCTGGCAAACGCTGGGAAGCAGACATAACTTTACCAACAATGCAAGAGGAGAGAGCGGAGCAATGGGTTGCTTTCTTACTGTCTCTCAAAGGTCAGCGCGGCACATTTTTGTTGGGCGATCCTGTAGGTGCAACAGCGAAGGGTTCTGCGTCTACTGCGGCTGGAACACCTGTCGTGAACGGTGCTACTCAGACTGGTGACACATTAGACATCGATGGATGCCCTGCCAGTGCCACGGGTTATCTGAAAGCTGGTGATTATATCCAGCTAGGAACAGGCAATAGCTCACGACTGTACAAAGTTTTATCTGATGTTGATACAGATGGTTCTGGTCAGGCAACTTTAGACATATGGCCTAATATTATAAACGCTCCTACAGATGGCGCGACTGTTATTGTGTCTGATGCCAAGGGTGCGTTTCGACTAGCCAGCAATTCGTCTCAATGGAGCATAAATGAGTTGCAACTTTATGGGATAACCTTCGGTGCTATACAGGCTGTAGCATGAGTAGAAACCTTGATGCAGATATGGTCACAGCCCTATCGGACGCAGAGATACAGATATTCTTTGCGGTACAGTTAAACTTTGACAGCCAGCAACTTAATTTATGGACAGGCTTGGGTGAGATAAGTATTGACGGAAACACTTATACGGGCGCAGGTAATTTTCTCACATTTTCAAGTATTGATGAAACGTCAGAAATAGCCGCGAAAGGCGCAGTTATAACTTTGACAGGCATACCTAGTGACCTACTCAGTTTAGCCCTGTCTGAGCCTTATCAGGGGCGTGTGTGTCGTATTTATTTTGGTGTATTGGATGCCAAGACATTCTACTTACTGCAAGAGAACGCAGACCTTATTGAAGATGAGAATGGCGTTGGTATTGGTATAGATTTCAACACTGCGGC